GGACTTCGATGAAGCATTTGATCCAGAGCCGGTACTGGCCCTCGCGCACGGGGTGCAATACGACCCGTTGCTGCATGCGGTGGCCACGGCATTGACCGATGGTTTCATGCTGGCCGCCGATAAATCGAAGCTCGACGGCATCACGTCGGGGGCGGCGGTGGCTTCGGTCAGCGGCACGGCGCCCATCGTCAGCAGCGGCGGCGCTAACCCCGCGATCAGCATCAGTGCTGCCACCACCGGCACAGCCGGCAGCATGTCCGCCGCTGACAAAACAAAGCTCGACGCGCTGCCCTTGCGGCTGACCCCCACCAGCATCACCACTGACGTGGTGGCGGTGAACTCGACCGCCGACGTGAACATTTCCTCGCTGGTGATCGGTGCGGCCGCCCTGGCTGTCGGCTCGACCCTGACCATCAAGTTCACCGGCTTCCTCAGCGCCGCTGCTGCCGGGGGCAACATTAACTTCTGGCTCAAGGTCGGCGCGACCAAGCTGATAACCCTGACCGTGACGGCGCCGGCCGGAGCCACGTCCTTCGTGCCGATGCGCGGTGAAATCGTGATGACCCAGCGCAGCGCCACCCAGGTGCTCATCGCTGGCAGTATCACCACCTCAAACAACGCCTACACGCCGCCGTGCTACACCAACATCGTCGCCGCGACCTTTGACGTGTCGATTGCCAATACCCTGCTGATCGGCATGAACTGGGGCACCGCGCTCGCCGCGAACTCTGCCCAAATGAACATCTGCCTCATGGCTCAGGAGAAGTAGACCAATGATAAATTACCGGGAACTGGTGTCCGCACAGGTGCTGACCGCTGCCGCAGCGACCTACTACACCGCGCCTGCGTCCACCCAGGCCGCCATCCATGCGTGCAGCGTCAGCAACCCCACCGGCGGTGCCGTGGTGGTGAGCATCTACCGCGTGCCCTTCGGTGTCGTTGTGGGCGCGCCCTGCCTGATCGGCTCGCGAACAGTGCCGGCCGGGGCCACGGTGACCCTCCACGAGGTGATCAACCACAAGCTGGCGCCCGGTTCGCAGATTTATGCGCTTGGACTGGCCTGCACGCTGAATATAAGCGGCGTAGAATACATTCCAGCAACCTAATCTCGGAGAAGTCACAGAATGCGCAATTTTCTGAAAATCGGCCAAGGCACCGACGTCATGCCGCTGCTGGCATCCATCGCCCGCAAGCCGGAGCTGTGGACGGCGGACACCTACCTGCGCGATTACCCGCAAGGCCCATTCGGCGAGGTCGATTCGATCATCCTGCGCTTCCCGGTGAAGTCGGTGAAGCAGACCGAGGAAGAGGTCGCCAAGCATTTCTCCGACTACGACCAGCACGAATGCATTGACCAGCCAGCCTATGCTGAGCTGCCCGAAGCGCGACCGTTGATCATGGGCCTGATGGCCTACGTCGGCGGCACTCGCCTGGGCCGGGTGATGATCAACCGCATCAAGCCGGGCGGGGTGATCTTCCCGCACAAGGACACCCCGGTGCACGCCGAGTACTGGTCACGCCATCATCTGGTGTTGCAGGCCGAGCCGGGCGTGGTGTTCCGCTGCGAGGACGAATCGGTGTTCATGCGTCCTGGCGAGACCTGGTACTTCGACAATGCCAAAGAACACGATGTAACCAACAACAGCGCCACTGACCGCATCAGCATGGTGATCGACGTGAGGTGCGCATGATTACCGTGCTGCTGGAATCCTTCGAGGAGCGGCTGCCCGAGTTGCTGCCATTGCTACCGCTGCACTACGAAGAGCTGGCGCTGAATCAGGACAAGGTGCCGCTCTCCCCGCAGTATGGCGTCTACATCGAACGCGAGCGACGCGGCGAACTGATGTTTGTGGTGGTGCGCGATGCCGGCGAGCTGATCGGTTATTTCATCGGCTTCGTGGCACCGGGGCTGCATTACTCGACCTGCCTGACGCTGACCACTGACATTTTTTTCATCCGCCAAGATCATCGCGGCAACAGCACCGGCAACAAGCTGTTCAAGGCCGTCGAAGCCGAGGCCAAACGGCGCGGCGTGGATCGTATGTTTGTCGGCTCCAAAACCCACCTCGATGCCAGTTTCCTCTTTGAGAAGCTGGGTTATACCAAGGTGGAAACCTACTACACAGCCTGGCTGGGGGATTAATCATGGTTGCAGCAGCAGTTGTTGGCGGCGCAGTCGTTGGGGGGGTTGCCTCCAACATGGCGGCAGGCAAGCAGGCGGACGCGGCCAACAATGCCGCTGAAATGTCGTCTGATGCTTCGGCGCAGATGCGCCAAGACTTGTCGCCCTATGCCCAGCTTGGGCAAAACGCGATCAACCCGTTGTGGGAAGCACTCGGTTATACGGTGGATGCTAACGGCAAAACCGACCGCGACCCGAATGCCATCCTGCAGAAACAGTTCAGTTTTGACCCGTCCAAGCTGGATCAGACCCCGGGTTACCAGTTCGCCCTGCAACAGGGGCTGCGTGGCACCAACAACGCGCTGGCGGCGCAGGGCCTGGGCTTGTCGGGGGCGCAGGCTAAGGGGCTGTCGACCTTCGCCACCGGGCTGGCCGATCAGACCTACGGCAACCAGTACAACCGCGCCCTGTCGACCTTCAACACCAACTACCAAGTGGCGGCGAACACGGCGAACAACCTGCAAGGGCTGGTGAATACCGGGCAGAACTCGGCAGCGCAGACCGGGCAGGCTGGTTTGGCTGGAGCCAACAGCGCGGGCAACTACCTGACGCAGGCGGGTAACGCGCAGGCCTCCGGGATCATGGGGATGTCGAATGCGGCGAACTCGGGGACGCAGAATTACATGCTTTACAACGCGCTTTATCCAAAAGAGACAACGCCGACATTTGGCGCTCAAGCCGGCTACGCAGTGTCCTAAGGGAGTATTTCAACCATGGCTATCGATCCAAGCATTGCCGCCGGCCAGGCGCCCTCTAACAATTTGCTGGGCATGCTCTCGGGCATTACTCAGCTCAAGGGTGTCCAGCAGCAGCAGCAAGCCAACGTTGCTGCATCTCAGGCGTACAAGCAGGCAACTGATCCGACTACCGGGCAAATCGACTACAACGCGCTCACAGCCGCCCTGTCGCAGGGTCCGGCGGCCTACAACCTGCCGCAGATCCAGGCGCAGATCAACGAGGCGCGCAACTCGGCGCTGAACTATGACAAGGGCAAGCTGGAGCTGGCGCAGAAACGCACCGACCTGCTCTCTGGCGGGTTTGGCGGGTTGTTGGCCTCTGGCAATATCACACCGCAGGCGGTTATGCAGATCGCCAGTCAGGGCATTCGCCAAGGCCTGTTCACGCCCGAGGATGCGGTCAGCTTTACCTCCGACATGCCTACCGATCCCGGGCAGCTTCGCGACTGGGTTAAGCAGAAGACCGTCGGCTTCAGCCAAGATTCTGACCGCGTAAAAATGCTTCTTCCGCAGATGCAAACCATCAATACCGGGGGGCAGCAGATCGTCACGCCTTACGATCCGACCACTGGCGCGCCAATGGGCCAGAACACCGTGTTCAACAACACCATGACCCCAGGCGATGCCAACAGCTTCGTCCAAGTCTTCGATCCTTCCACCGGCACCATGCGCAACGTGACCAAGGCACAGGCGGCGGCGATGGCCAACGGTGGCGGACAGCCGCAGCAGGGCTATGTGCCGGACACCTCAGGCGGCTCGCTGGGCACTGGCCGTCTGCAACCGATCACCGGCGGCGCACCAGGCCTACAAGCGGCTCCGGCGCTGGGTTCGGCGGAAGCCATGCAGGTGGTCGGCAAGGGCGCGGCCGAGAACTCGCTGGCTTTACAGCGCCAGTCTGATGCAGCGCCGCAATCGATCTACCAGCTCCAAAACATGCGCACCGCTCTGGCCGATATCAACACCGGCCCTGGTACGTACTGGCGCAACACTGCCGCTTCGTTTGCAACTGCGCTCAGTCCTGATATTGCTCAGAAAATTGGTATTGATCCGCAGAAAATTGCCAGTTATGACGAGTTCAAGAAATACGCCACACAAGCCGCACAGGCAACCATGGCCTCCTTGGGCGAAGGTACTGATTCGAAGATCGCGTCTGCCGTTGCGGCGAACCCAAACACCGACATGTCAAAGCTTGGCGCTCAGCAAATCATTGACACCCTGATTGCCGGGCAGCAAGGGATTAAGGCAAAAAATCAGGCATGGCAGCAAAGTGGGCTGCCACCAGAGCAATACAACAAGTTCAGCACGCAATGGAGCAAGGAGATCGACCCTCGGGTATTCGCCGCACAGAACATGGATAACGCTCAAGTCAAAAAAATGGTTGAGAGCCTTCCAAAGCGCGAACAAACAGAATTCATGAATTCTTGGATGAAGGCGCAATCCTCGGGATGGGTTAAATGAGCCAATGGGATTCGCTGATCCAGTCGGCCGGGCAGAAGTACAACGTCGACCCGCAACTGATCGCCGCCTTGGTGCAGACCGAAAGCAGCGGCAACCCCAATGCCTACAACGCCGAGTATGGCGCCACCGGCTTGGGTCAACAGATCCCGGCCACGGCCAAGGCGCTGGGGATCGACCCCAAGGACCCGGCGCAATCGATCGAGGGCGTGGCCAAGCTGCTAAACGAGAACCTGAACCGCTACGGCTCACCTGAGCAAGCGGTTTTGGCCTATCACGGCGGCACCGATCAAGCCAACTGGGGGCCGAAGACCCAGGACTACCTGCGCAAGGTTTCCGCCAACTATGGAGCGCCGCCCGTGGCAGCCAAAGACAATCAGGTAGACAAAGCCGCATCCGATGCCTTCTCCGCGCGCTTCGGCTTTGTTCCTGGCGAAGACTCGCCGACGACCAAAGCGACCGACCCTGATTATTCGGCATTCAAAGAGCGCTTCGGCTTTGTGCCGGGTGAATCCCCGCCAGGCGCACAGCCCGACACGGTGATCGGCCAGCAGCAACCGCAAGGTGGTCAGGTGATGTCAGCCGCCAATGCGCCACAGCAACAGGCGCCAGCCACACCAGGGCTCGACCTTCCCGGCATGGCCTGGCAGGGCTTGCAGAAGCTTGGTGAGGTCGGCATCGGCAACGCCAACGCCATCAGTCGCGGGATCAGTGACACCTTCGACGCGCCCAGCGAATGGCTGGCGGCCGGTGCGGAGAAATCCGGGCTGACCGGGCTGCTGGGCAAAGCCGGGATCAACATGCCGACCGCTGAGCAGCAAGCCGCGATCAATGCGCAGAGCCGCGCCGACTATGAGGGCCGCACCACTGGCGGTTTACAGCAAGGTGCCAGCCGTATGGCCGGCAACCTAGCCGGGGTGATCGCGCCGACCCTCGGGGCTGAAGCGGCCTTGGTCAAAGGTGGACAGGCCTTGAGTGGAGCCCTGGGCAATCCACAGCTGCTGACCCGTGCCGGCGAGTTCCTGCGCGGCCAAGGCGGTCTGGCTTCGCGGATGACCTACAACGCAGGCCAAGGTGCTGTTGGCGGCGCGCTGTTGTCCGGTGGACAGCCTGATGCATCGCTGGGCGACGCAATGACCATGGGTGCGGCGCTGGGGGGTGTGGTGCCGATTGCTGGTTCGATTCTCAAATACGGCGCCAATACCGGCAAAGCTTTGGTCGCCCCCTTCACCGAGTCCGGTCGCGCCGGGATTGCCCAGCGCGCCATCCAGGGTGAGGCAGCCAAGGATCCGCTGAATCAGGCGCAGAACGTCCTCGGTTCTGCTGCCCGAGCGGGCGCGAGTGATCCGGCGGTGCAGGCGGCGGAACGGATCGGCGCGGATGACGCGGTTAATCGAGCGGCGGCGGCTGGTCGGATTGACGCCAACTTCAACGAGATCATTCCCGGCTCGCAGCCGACCCTGGCGCAGGCCACCGGCAATGCCGGGCTGGCGGCCTTGGAGCGCGCCGCCATGAGTCGCGCACCGAATGCCTTTGCTGAACGCCAGCTGTCGAACTACGCCGCGCGCAATGCCTATATGACCGAGATCAAAGGCACGCCGGAGACCCTGACTGCCGCCGTGGCCAAGCGTGAAGAGGAGGCTCTGCCGTTCCTGCGCAGCGCCTTGGAAAACGCCCGTCCGGCCAACGCCAACCCGGTGATGGCCGAGATCGACAGCATCTTGCAGGGTCGTGCCGGACAACGGGACGAAGTGGTCAAGGCGCTTGGCCGAGTCAAGGACAAACTCGATCTCGGCGAAGGCAATGGTCTGCAATCCAGCGTCGAGCAGCTGTACGGCATCCGTCAGAGCATCAATGACCAACTGGCCACCGTTGCCGGGCGTGACAACTCGGCCTCGCAGCTGGCGTCCAAGGAACTGATCCAAGTGCGCGACAAGCTGGACGATTCGATCCAGGCTGCCGCGCCCGGCTTCAAGGAGTTTCTCAAGACCTACAGCCAGCTGTCGCGCCCGGTGGATGCCCAGCGCTACCTGCAAGGCCTGGACCTGACCGACCAGACCAGCCAGCGCATCACCCTGAACAAGGTCAAGTCGGCGGTCAACCGTATCGAGAAGCTGCGTGGCGGCAATGGTGCCAACGAGGCCAAGTCGATCAGCGATGAGCAGCTGGCGATGCTGAAGAACCTGCAAACCGATTTGCAGCGCGAGGCGCATTCCTCACGCGGCATGGCGCTCGGCTCCAACACCTTCCAGAACTTCGCCACCAACCAGCTGATAGATTCGATGATGCCCGGGATGGGGGCGATTGCGCCCGTCACGCCAGGGTTGGCCGGTGGTCTGCTCGGGCATGCCTTGGCGGGGCCGATGGGGGCCGGGATTGGTGCAGTCGGGGCACAGCAGGCGGCGGGCGTCTTGGGGCGGGCGATGAATGCCCAGGGGCCGGAGATTGAGGCGCGCCTGATCGATTACCTGCTGAACCCAAGAGGGGCCGAGGTGCTTAAGGCGGGGCGTACCTCAGCGACGCCGGCCATGGATGCGCTTTTGCGTCGCAGCACGCCGGTGGCGCCCGCCAGCCTCCTCACGCCGGGCAGCCAGAACAACCGCTAACCACCAGAGCCAGAAGCCGGGCTGCTGGTAGTCAGTCACCACATTCAACGCAGCCATCAGAATCGACATTTCGATCACCCAGGAGTAACACATGAGCGCCATTTTACTGCAAAACGGCAAGCAGGCTTTCACGGATGCCAACGGTCGACCACTGGCGGGCGGCCGGGTCTATTTTTACGTGCCAGCCACCAGCACGCCCAAGGACACCTGGCAGGACGCGGCGCAGACCATCCTCAACACAAACCCGATTATCCTCGATGCCCGTGGCGAAGCTTCGATCTACGGGGCAGGCTCTTACCGTCAGGTACTGCGGGATGCTTCGCTGGTGCAGATCTGGGACGCCTACATCCCCGACCTGGCTGGCGCGTTGCAGGCCTCGATCGATGACCTGATGAGCAAAAGCCAGGTACAGGTCGACAACATTGCCGCGCTGCGCCTGCTGTCCAAGCTGGTCTACAAGAACGCCGCCACGGCTGGCTATTACCTGAAGGGCGATGGGGGCGCCGGCACCTACTACTATGACGCGGCAGACACCACCAGTGTTGACGATGGCGGGGCGATCATCGTGGCGGCGGATGGCGGGCGCTGGAAGCTGATCTACGACGGCGAGATCAACGTCAAGCAATACGGCGCCAAGTGTGATGGCGTGTTCGACGACTCGCTGCGCATCCAGGCGGCGATCAACTACGGTAAGCCGCTGTACGCGCCCGAAGGCACGTCGCTCATGACCCTGTCGCAGAACATCACCCTGGAAGGCGGCCCGTCGGTGTGCGCGCTGATCGCCAAAAATGAAATCAAGGTGCGCGGCGCCGGCATGGGCAAGACCATCTGGAAGATCAAGGACAACCAGTCGACCGACGCCAGCCCGAAATACTTCAACCTGATGGCGGGAAACACCGTCATTGCCCACATGGACATTTCCGGCATCACCTTCGACCTCAATGGGCAGAACAACAAGATCAGCCCCAACCGTGGCACGGGCGTCTACAGCACGGCAAACACCGCAGGGATCTTCATTTCCGGGCGGGCCTCGGTGGTCGGCGTGGATGCGCGTCTGTTGGCCTCGAAAATCTACAACTGCGAGTTCCTCAACGGCCCCGGCGTGACCTGCATCGCCACCGGCCAGCAGGAGGCCTCGGCGGTCATGAGCGATGGCGTGGAGATCTATGGCTGCCGCTTTTTCAACAACGGCATCGACAGCCAGGACCACAGCTCGGTGTACATGTGGGGCAACAACATCAACGTGCATGACTGCCTGTTCGATCACCCGACCCTGTCCTCCGGCACCCAGGGGCCGGTTGTCGGTGCCGAACTGCACGGCAGTGAAAACTTCTTCACCAACAACACCGTCAACAACTACGCCCAGGGCGTGTGGATCTCGGGCAACCAGACCACTCCGTCGCGCGGGATTACCGTCGCGGACAACTCGTTTGCCGTGTCCTGGGTCGGCGTTGGCTTCTTCAGCATCAACCCGATCAGCCTCGGCCTGACCGACATCAACATCACCAATAACCGCATCTGGATTCAGCCGAAGGTACTGACCAACCCCGGACTGACCTTTGCCAAAACCGGCCTGCTGCTGACCATGACCAATGGCGAGTGCGACCGCCTGCTGGTGGAAGGCAACAACATCCGCTGCACCGACACCGCGGCGAACATCGGCATTCTGGTCAGCGCCAACAGCGGGGCGTTCGTGGTTGATGCGCTGCTGGAAGGCAATCAGGTGTCCGGGTTCAGCCGCGGCATCGCAGTCGGTCTGGGTGCGACTGGCGCGGTGTTCGACATCAACATCAAGAGCAACAACATCTGCAACATGACGCCTTCGACGGCCCTGGCAAACACCCAGGGCATTCACGTCTCTGGCGCGCTGGGGAAGATTTCGATCTCGGGAAACGAGATCTCGGGGTCGGCCACCCACCCCAACCAGTGCATCTACCTCGGCACGTTCGGCGGCCCGGCGACGCTCGACTCGTTGTACATGGCCAACAACTCGCTGGACGCCAACGCGGTCTCCGGCATCGTGGACGCCATGATCGTGGCCGGTCAGCGCGCAGGACTTCAGGCCACTACGTTCGCCGCGCTGCCGACCCAGTCAACGTGGAAGGTCGGTGACATTGCCACCTCGGCGACCAAGCCACGCGCCGGCACCGCACCCAATCAATACAAGATGGTGGGCTGGGTCCGCGAAACCAACGGCACCGCCAACGTGATCAACGTGGACTGGTTCGAACAGCGCATCCCATGTGGGGTTTAACCGTGAGCCCGGAGCAATCGACATGACATACCCAAAAGCCGCCGTAGCGGCCGCCTTCCAACTGTTGCCGGCGAAGATGGATTCGCGCGTGGCCCGGGTGATCCATGCCGCGATCGGCTATCAGGAGTCCAAGTACAAGGTGCGCATCCAGAGCGGAAATGGCCCTGCGCGTTCGTATTGGCAGTTTGAGAACGGCAGGCTGTCAGGCATCAACGGCGTGCTGAACCACAAAGCCACCGCCGCCCTGGCGAAAACCGTGTGCGCTGCCTGCGGGGTCGACCCGGAGCGCATGGCAGTGTGGAAGGCCATGGCGACCGACGACGTGCTGGGCGCCGCCTTTGCCCGCCTGCTGATGTACACCGACCCGTTGCCGCTCCCAGACAACGCGGCAGCGGCGTGGGAGATGTACGCGGAACGGCTTTGGCGCCCGGGCAGGCCGCATCCGGATACGTGGCCCGATTCGTGGGCCTTTGGCCTGGAGTGCGTGCAATGAACTGGTCAGACATCGGCAGCATGGTGGGACGTGCCGCGCCAATCGTGGGCACCCTGCTGGGAGGCCCCGCTGGCGCTGCTGTAGGCGCGCTGGTCGCGAACGCACTGAACGTATCGAATAACCCGGAGGCGGTCAATGCAGCGCTGGTGGCGAGCCCTGAGGCACTGGTGCGCATCACTGAGCTGCAAACCAATGCGCGGGTGCAACTTGAGCAGCTGGCGGTGCAGATCGAGACGGTGCGGATTCAGGCGGCGGGTGCGCAGTACTCGGCCGAGGCCGCTGACCGGGATAGCGCCAGACAGTTGGCGTCGAAGCAGCCCAACGACATCGTCCGGCCGATGCTGACCTTCATCATGCTCGGCGGCTCGCTGTTCGTGGTGGTGTCGGTACTGATCGGCTGGGCCAATGATGCGATCACCAACCCCACGGCGGCGCTGACCGTGGGCACGGTGCTGGGGCTGTGGCTGGGCATGACGAAGGAGGTGATGGGCTTCTGGTTCGGGATGACCAAGGAATCACAGAAGCAATCGGCGGTGATCACTGATTTCGCCGTTGCCCCCGGGACGGTCACCAAGCCAGACAAGGCTACAAGCTGAAATGAAGAAGGCCGGCATTGCGCCGGCCTTTTTTATGCGAGTTTCACCCGATTCAGCTTGCCGCACACCGTACAGCGCTGGGTGATCAGCGCGCCAATCACCTTGTTATCACAGCGCCGGACCATGTCCTGATACCCGTAGCTTTCCCACTTGTGGCCAAGCAAGCAGCGCCAGGAAATGCTCATGTCTTAGGCCCCTTGTGGATCTGGTACAGCATGAACAGCGCGGCGGGGATCAGTAGCAGGATCATTTGGTCACCTGCTTGCGGTAGCCGGCGTCGTACATTGCATATGCGGCTGTTCTAGGCTCATCAACGTGACGAACAAGCGCCTCAGCAATATCGTCAACGGCACTCTCCCGCTATTCCGCCGCGATCTGCTCTGGCGTGCGTATAGGGCGGAACTCATGCTGATCAGTTTGCCCCCACCGTCCATCTTCCATGTCGAACATCACCGTTTTGCCGCGGACTGCAAACACGGTCACCTTGTTCCACTTAAGGTAATGGCTCATGCAGCCCTTCACTTCGCACACCGTCCCAACTGGCGGCAGGCCTTCGCCGGTCCATGGGGTTGCCGGCGCGGTATAGCCTGGATGTTCGGAAACAAGAGTTAAAGCCCCCATCCTCCAGTCAACATTTCGCCAAAACCCCTCGTAAAACCACCAGCACCCTTTTTCGAATTTGCGAAATCCCTTGTCGCCACATCCGGCTTCGATGAACTGTGTACCTTCAGGAATCTTTCTCATGCCATCACCTTCTGGCTATCGGCCAATGCCTTGTTGAGGTTGTCGAGGATGCCCGCCAAGCTCGGCTCAGGCTCTTGCACGATCTTCACGCCCTGCACCAGCCGGATCACCGAACGGATACCCGCTTGCTGCGCCGGCGGCTTATTGCCAAGCGAGCGCTTGAGGTTCTCGATGATCGGCTCAATGCTCAGATTGCTCGGCGCGGTTTCGAACATCTCGCGGGCGAAGCTCTGGCCAAGGCGGTAGTTGTAGAGGTCGGGTTTCATTGGTCTGTTTCCTCGGTTTGGTGGTTACTTGGCGCTTTTCGTCATGGCCTTCTCGGCCAGATCCAGCACGTAATCAATGCGTGCGCCACGATCTAGCTTTTCCTGAATCGCCACCTGCACCCAAGTATTCATGGTCGAATGCTCTTTAGCAGCGGCCTCTTGGGCCTTTTGGCGCATTTCCTTGTCATCGAAGCGGATCATGTATTTGTCGCGCTCGATGGATTGAACTCTGGTCATTGGCTGGCTCCTGCGTTGTTGGTTTGGCAATCATAATGCCATATCGGCGTGGTGGCAATAATAAAGCACAAAAAGAAAAGCCCGGCACAATGGCCGGGCTCCGGTGTTGCTTCAGGAGTTACGCTTGCGGCAGGGTCAGCACGTCGCGCAGGCCTTCCGGGCTTGGTGGCGAGACAATGCCGTCCTCTTCCATCGCCATCAGTGCCTGCTCGATCAGGTTATCGTCGTCGCCGTAGATCTTGCGCATAACCGAGTCGTCGGCGGATGTCGCCTGAATCACTTCACGGCAGGCGGTGGCGTACATCACTGCAAGGGTGGCGGCGTCGAAGGTCGGGAGATCAGCAGCTCCCGACGGCTTGCTGCGCACCAGCTCGTACTGGCCCTTCTCGTCGGTGCCGACCCAGACCACCAGGCCTTCCTTGGCCAGTACTTCCAGAATCGCGTTGGCGCGCTCATAGCCGCACTTCAGCAGGTTCTGCAAGCCAGCGATTGAACTGTTTTGCTGGATAGTCACGAAGTCGCGGGCATCGTTCAGCTGTTTCGCTGGGATCTCGATGTCCTTCTTCGGGCCTTTGCCTTTCGGCTCCTTCACGGTGGAGGCCTTGGCTGGCTTCGATGGTTCGTCATCCAGCGGAAGCGACTTCTGGTCCTTTTCCGCCTGATGGGCGCTCATGCCTTCGGAGTAGCTGTTCGGGTACAGCACGATCAGGATCGACGACTTGTCGTGCGCCTTGTCCGTCAGAACGTGGCGGTTCGGCTCGTCGCCGTCGATGATCATGGTGGCGGTCAACTTGCCGTCGATCTTGAGCGCCTTCAGCGTGGCGCCGACAGTCTCGACGCCGTTGGCATTGATCACCCGGCACGCGGTGGCGGTGATCTTCTTCAGCTCGGAGCCGAGTTCGGAAATCACCGAATCCTGTTCCTGCTCGCTGAGCTTGTTAAACGCCACTTCGCGCTTACGCATGAAACCAAGAACCACCTCGGTGATGTCGTGGTTCATCAGTTCAGAGGCAACTTCCATCGGGCTCAGGCCGTCTTTTTTGGCAGCGGATACAATGGCTTTCTGTGCGGAGTTCATCATCTGGTCTTTCCTTTTGGTTGATTAAAGTTTTACAAGTCCTTCCCGGACCAGGGTGTCTAGGGTGCGGAAGCAGCCTTCCGCGTGCATCAATCGAAGTTCGTCTTGCGTGAAATCGGTTTTGCTTCGACCGTCTATTGCTGAGTGGCACCCGTCGCACGCCCAGGCCCCCTGTAGATCGTTTGGCTTGTAACCAGTGCCGCAGGTGCCAGCCAGTCGGTAATGCGCCAGCACGACGGTCTCGGGGTTGCCGTTGCAGATGCCGGGGATGCGCACCATGCAATCGCGTCCGCGTGCTGCTTTGGTGATTCGGTTCTGGCTCATGATTTATTGCCTTGGCAGTCTTTTAATAAATCCATCTGCGACCTTCCGTTGATTCTTTCTGCCGCAATTCGGCGCTCAGCCATGGACGCATAGTCGGGATTGAGTTCGCACAGGATCGACTTGCGTCCCTCCTGCATGGCGACTACCGCTGTGGTACCGGCACCGCCGAACGGGTCAATCACTATTCCGCCGCGTGGCGCTCCAGCCAAAACGCATGGCCGGATCAGGTCTGGCGGGAAGGTAGCGAAGTGGGCACCCTTGAAACTGTGGGTTGCCACGGTCCACACACTGCGCTTGTTCCTCGTCGCGGTGTCCCATGTTCTTTCCTTTCGGTCAGGCCGGTGCGTACCTTTGTTCTGACCCGGGATAACCTGCTCTCGCTTCGAGTCCTCTCGCTTGAAACTATCGCGCCGAGCACGCTCCGCACCTTCTTTGTGAAAAGCGCCGTGGGCACCGTCACCGGTTGAGGTATCCCAGCCGGTAGGTACCGTTGCCCGCGGCTTCGTCACGGCGTCGAATCCGTGACCGAAACCGACACCGGTGGGCGTGGCGCCATAAATCGCCGGCTCGCGTATCGCCTCCATGTCGCAGTGGTACCGCCGCGACTTGCTGAGCAGGAAGATGTATTCGTGGGCCTTTGTGCACCGGTCCCGCGTCGACTCAGGCATCGGATTCGGCTTGTGCCAGATGATGTCCTGTCGCAGGTACCACCCATCATCCTGCAGCGCGAAAGCCAGCCGCCAAGGCATTCCCATCAGGTCCTTCGGTTTGTACTCGGCATGGGTGGTGGCTTTCGCCTTCCGCTGCGAGGACATTACTTGGCGCTGGCTGATCGTGGAGACTCCTACTCCCATATTGTCACGGCCATGTGCGCCCCAGCTGCCGGCGTAGCTGTCGCCCATGTTCACCCATGCGGTACCGTCATCGCGGAGTACTCGACGCACTTCGCGGAAAACTTCAACCAAACGGCTGATGAACTCGGCAGGCGTTTGCTCGAGGCCGATCTGCCCATCGACGCCGTAATCCCGCAAACCGAAGTAGGGCGGGCTGGTGACACAGGTTTGCACTGACTGGTCAGGCAAGGTCCGCATCATGTCGATGCAGTCACCGACCATAATTTTATGATCCTTCAATATCTTCCCTCCCAGTGATCGATCTGCGTCCATTTCACGTCGTGTTCAGCGCCGAAAGCCTGAACCCATTCGATCAGCTCGGCGCATTTCTTCATGCTGAGCTTTGAGGTTGGCTCGTACAGCACGTCGATGCCGTTACCGTCGATGGCCGGGATCATCTGGATGGTGCTGCCGCGCTCACGCAGCCATGCAGCCATGCACAAGCGCTTCCAGATCGTGACATCCCACTTCATCCCGGCGTGTTCCACCTGGCGGGCGATGTCGGCCAAGCAGGCGTGCAGCTTCTTGTTCTGCTCGACGCTACGGTCCTCGCCAACAATGGTCACCTTCTTCGGCTTGGTCAGGTCCACGCCGGTCAGGTATCCGATCAGGCGATTACGGTCAGATTCGGTGACCAGCTTGAAGTCCATGACTCACCTCACTTAATGCTGATCGACGACTTGCCGGTTTCACTGTGCGCGCCGGGGATTTCCTTACCTTCCTTGATCGCCTTGGCAATCTCAGCTTTCATCGGCGTGGTAGTGACCTTGGTGTTCATGTACTCATCCGGGATCTGTGCTTCCTCATCGATCACTACGATGGGCTTGCCTTTACCCAGGGTGATGGTGAACAGCGGGTGGGTAATTTTGGTGATGCCCGAGGCTTCCATGTTGGTGCGCAGGTATTCCTTCAGCGAGTCCTTGCGATTTTGCAGGATGCGCTTGCGCTCGCTCAGGCGGTCAATCTGCGCCTGAATCGCGTCAAGATCACCGTCCATGTTCAGGGTGACCATGGCCAAGGCCTTGCCCTTCTCCTGAAACTCGCCCTCGATGCCTTCCATGGTGTCTTTCAGGGCGACGATCAGTTCGTCATCACCAGCGTCGGCCAGCTTGGCCAGCTCCTGATACTGCTTGCTGATTTCGTAGAGGGCGGTCATTGGGCTTGCTCCTGATTGGTTGGCGCTGGCTCTTCAAAGCGCGCCTGCTGCTCGGTGTATTCGCGGGTGATACGGGTCACCGCCGTGGTGTCCTTGCGAGCCGCCAGCCGGCGCACCGCGACGTCGTGGAAGGCCTTCAGTTCGTTCTTGGTCCTTGCCGTCTGCAGCGACTCGATCACCGACTTGATGAAATCCAAGCGCTCCTGCTTCTGGCGTTCTTCTTCAGCAATCTTGTCTTCTGCACTCTCGACGCGCTCCCCGTCCTTCAGCTGGCTGACATATTCAGCATCATCAAACAGCCCAAGGAACACGTCGGCACTGAAGCCCAGCATGGACAGGGATTTCTTAATGGCGTCTGTCAGCGACTTCTTTGGAGCTTCCGGATCAGTGCTGGTGCCGTATGTTGATTTGTAGAGGTACTTGGTGCAGCCGTACTGTTCAAACTGCCCGCGCTTGCCGTCGATCTCTGCCCAAAACAGGATCTTCACCGTATGGTTCAGCGCGTGGCCGAGGCTGAGGCGCTTGTCGCCTTCGCCGGAAAAGATCTCAGCTCCCGGGTCATAACGCTCTTCCAGTACCGTCCAGCCGAAGCCGAAGCCGGCCGGACCGAACACCTCGGTGGCCTTCATGATCATCGCCGTGCCGTTCAGGCTGGTGATGTTCTGGCCATCGACCTTGGCGGCCTTGGTGTACTTGGTTTCAGTGGTGCTTACCTGATCCCAGATCTTCATGTTGGGGTTGGTCATTACTTGGCACTCCATTTTTCAGCCAGCGTCAGCAGCTCATTGAAGGCGACGCGGACCGGGTGGCGCAGTTCGCGCTGGTGCTTGGCCAGCCAGTCCTGCAGTTCTTCTTTCGGGCTCTTAACCGCCATATGCATGGCGCGCAGGGTCTGGTGGTCTTTGAACCCGCTGACCGCTGTGTGATAGCTGCCGCCGGTGTAGACGGTTTTGATCATGCCCCGGGCGACAACCGAATCCAGCTCGGCCTGGGACTTCACGGCGATAGCGCCAGGGTTCGCCTCTTTGAATTTCCGATAGCAGACCTCTTTCAAGATCTCCGGGCAGCCGTATTCCAGCAGGCTCAGATCGAGCACATCCTTTTCCATCATGTCGGCGATGTGATCCCACTGCTTGGTGTCCAGCCACATTTCCTTGGCCATGTGGCGCAGATCCCAGCTGTCGACGGTCTGGCGGTCACGCTCCAGCTTCAGGTGTTCAGGCAGCACGTCGTAGCCGTAGGTCAGATCGGTATTGCAGACGAATAGACCACCCACGTACAGCTTGCCCGAGCGGCTCGGCAGGATGCTGCCGTAGCGCGTTCCGACCACGTCCGTCATCGGGGCCTGCATAAACAGACACATTTCATTGATTTGCGTGGTGTCGTCGTGATGCAGGCCGTCGATCTGGAACGTCAGGCCCTGGTTGTCGTAGATCGGCTCTTCGGTGATGGTCAGGACCTCGATGCCGAACAGATCGCTGTGAGTGAAGGCCGGGGTCCAGCTCACGCCGCCGTTGAGGACGGTTACCGGATAACCCAAGCGGGTCAGTACCAACAGCGCCAGCTTGAAGCCTTCGCCGAAACTGCCGATGGCGTCTGCGTTGTCGGCCTTGCTGGTTTGGCCAAGGACCAGGGTGCTGGCTGGCAGCGTGTCGAAGCGGCTGGTTATGCTGAGTTGATGGCCGACGATGGAAAACTCGTTGGGCGACTCGCTGTCGAGCATGTTTTGCAGCAGTTCGCGTACAGCCTCGGTAACGCCCCAGTGGCGTACATAGTCGCGGGCCAGGGGCAGTTCGTAGGACTTGGATTTCGATTCGATCGTTGCGCTGGTCATGGTCATTCCTCGGGTCAAAAAAAAGGATTCAAGAAGACTGCCACCCTTGCGGGCGTTGGCGGACAGGAATTGGTTCCTGCGCAGTCTTCTTGAATCCTTACCAATTTTCAGTCCGCCAAGACTGTCTCTGTGGGGCGGATGTTGCTATGTTTCTGCCACTACGTCAAGCGCTGATTTCTTGTCGCTGGGCAGGTGATATACCAGCACCTCGGTGGTGTACTTCGGTCCTCTCTTGCGCGACAGCCCGACCCGGTGCAGCTCGCCTTGCATCAGCCGGTGCACGTCTTCCGGGTAGCAGTAGCCGACCTTGAACGGGACGAACTCCTGCACCCTGGTCAGGGCCTCGGCGCGGGCTAGCAGCGACATCAGTTCATCGACGTGGATGGTGCACATCTTGCGCCCGGACTGCTGCGCCATCTGCAGTTCGGCGTTCAAGGCGTTGAGGTCGATGGTGTTGGACCCACGGCTCATGCGTTTTGCTCCTGGTTGAGTTTCTTCAGCAGCGCCCGCTGCCGCTGGATCTGCCGCACGCACTTGCCGAAGCGCTGGGCCAGTTGGCCGTTGCTCAGGTTGCGCGACAGGATCAGTTGGTTTTGCTCGTCGGTGTATTTCAGCGACTCCATCACTTCAGCCAGTACGCTCATTGATTCAGCTCCTTGACCTTGTCGAGGCAGGCGTTCCAGCCGTAAACCTCCCCGCAAGAATGAATATCATCGTAGGATTCTTGTGTCGGAGCGTCTTGGTATTCTTTGCGTTCAGGCAGCACCACCGATACCGGCGCGGGCTGCGAGGCGAACAGCGGTGTTATTACTGAGCCGCCTTCAGCAGCAACAATCAGGCCTGTCGCTGTATTGGTGATTGACCAGCACCGAATATTCCCGTTCTTATCGAATACCGCATACGCCACCGGCTCGCCCTGCCCACCCTTCAGCTGCTCGATTTCAGCCTGGAGCTGGGTGATGGTTGGCTGGTCACTAAAACTATGCACCTTCAGAAAGCCCCCATCCGTTCTACATTCTTCCGGATCGAAGCCAAGCAGGCGCAGGACTGAATCAATGTCATCGCAGTCGCGCGCTAGCTGTTTTCTAGCGTCGTCGCGCTGGCGTTGAATTGCGTTTAATTCAGCGGACTTGTCTAAAAGATCGCTGGTCAGCTGGGCGATGGTGGCTTGCAGCTCGGCGAGTTCGGGCGGGGCGGTATCGAAGTTCGGCTCTGGGTCTACAGCAAGCAGTGTGAAGGAGTCGCCGTCTTCCATGACTTCTACGATCTTGCAGAACAATCGATTACCTGCATCGTGGTCACCAGTCGAAACATCCACGCTTACTGTTTTCCCCTCAACCAATCGTGCAGCGATCTCAAGATCAGACTCTTGGCGCTCGACGACAGGGGCGGCGATATTCAGAGCTTGCGCCAAATCATGACATTGGTTTGAGGTTAGAACAGGGGCGCCGCGAACTTTTTCCAGAGCTGCCGCAACGTCGATCATTGTGATTTTACTGCTCATTCGCTTGCTCCCATCTTCTTTAGGCATGCAGCGCAAGTGACCTTGCTCCGGTCACTGGTGAATTGGGTGGCCTTCACCTTTCTCCCACATTTGACCCGTATGAGTCCCAGCATGGATAACGATTGCCACATATGAACTTTGTTCATTCGCTTGCTCCCCGATTCGGTGGGTTTGAGGGCGTCGGCAAGTTTGCAGCCAGCTTCATGGCCTGAGTCTTTCGGCTCTTGGCACTCAACGCAGTAATACCCGCCAGGCCTGTGACTATGACTGTCGTACGGTTCCCAATCCCATTGATGCTCGGTCAGCAGCGCGACCAGCTCCGCATTCCGCTGCTCGGCGGCCGTCAGGCGCTGTTGCAGATCACCTTGAGCCTTTGAATTTGCACTGCTTTCGCGATTCCAGATGTCACGCTCTGAGTGGAAAACAGATTCAAGTTCTGCGTATTGGCTGGCCCACACCTTCGCCTTGGCCAGCTCTTCCCGCAGCGCAGACAGTTCTTTCGACTGATCACGGCTATCGTTTTCTGACCATGCAAGATCGGCGGTCAGCAACTCGATATGCTCGCTCAAGACAGCCAGTTCGGATTGGGCGGCGTCGAAGTCTGAAGCTAAGACCACTTCATAGACCTTTGTAGCCCCTTCGAGATTTATTGATCTATGCCAGCGTTTAGCTTCACTCATCAGAAACCTCCGAGAGCGCTACTGGCCCGAGAGCGTCAGTGATGGCCTCGTCGATGGTGAAGCCGTGGCCCGTGTACTGGATGGTTTCTTGGTCGTCGTAGACCTCGGCGCACCATCCTGCATTGTATTCAGGGGTCAGTGCGATGCGGCGCGACTGGATCAGTTCAATCAGGTTCATCATCAATCCTCACTCTGTTTCCCGGCATACGGCTTTCCGCATCTCGGGCAATCACCATGGTTAGAAATCCACTCAGCCGAATAGGCGCTCTTGTGGCAGTAGGTACAATTGACCATTACGAGGTCTTCGGGCGGATCAAGGGGCGGGCCGCCAACATAAATCCTGTTGCTCGGTTTCACTTCCAGAGCCCCGCACCAACCGCCAGCCACATGCAACCCATCAAGGTGGCGGCGATGGAAATACTGGCGCAGCCGAGGGCGTACAGCACCGGGCGGCGTTGCGCGAAGGGCGCCGGCTCTTCACTCAGCGGGATCGGCTCGCTGGCCTTGATCATCACGCCACGGGAGCGCCAGTAGTTCAGCGCGTGGGCTTCCAGAATGGTGCAGCGTTGGGCTTGGCTCATTTCAATGGCTCCCACAGAGCTTTCAGGTATTCATAACGCGGTTCGAGGTAGGCCAAGATCAGCTGGACATCATCCTCTGTAATGGTCTTTACCTTGCATACCACGAATCGACCTTTGCGCTGCTGCATGATGAAGAATTCGCCATAGAACCCATCAGGTGCCTCGCCTTCCTCATAATCATCCTTGTCGTGTTCCTTGATGTCGAAACGGAACAGCAAGTTGTAATCAAGATCGGCATCACCCATCTCGTCGAGAAAGTCCTTGAATGTTTCGTGCGGGTAAACGCATTCATTGGAATAGAAGTTCCCAACATTGCAGTAGTACGCATGCTTTACAGCGAGGTCTTTTAGCTTCATCACAGTTCTCCTTTCTGGTTTTTGCGCTGGGCGCGGATCAAAGCGGTCATCACCAGCTGATTCGAATACTCCGCCGGGGAAATGTGACTCACCGCGCAAGCATAGGAAAACATCGCTTCGGCGGTCTTCAGTGATTCCTCGGCGTAAGCCTCGCCGTCACAGGTGCGCGCAATGTTCAGGTGCAGATCGATGATGGATTGGCCGCTGGTGGGGATCATGGTCTTGGTCTCTCGGTGTTGGTACTGGCAAAGCCAGGGTTATTGATCGCTACGACGTCGGCCCTTGTTGGCGCGCTTCAGTTGCGCGGCATCGAGTTCGTCAGCGCTGAAGTACCAGACCAGCAGGCCGGTGCCGACAATGGCGACGATGATCACCAGCGCCAGCAGTAACAGTGGGATTAGATGGTCAAGCATGGCGGTGACTCCATGGGCTTAAATCGAGCGGGCGGCCTGTTCATTCAACAGATTGGCTTCGGCCTTGCTGGGTTTGCGCGGCTTGCCGAGCAGCTTGGGCAACAACACGCGCTGGGTGTAACTCTGGCCGATGGCAATTTCGTACAGGCTGCCGAGGGCGTGCAGGAAAACGAGTTTGCTGATGTGCAGCTTCATTGCGGTGACTCCTTGGGTGAGTTGCTTCCTGGTGTGAGACGAACTGTAGGCTCGCGGCCGGGTCCTGTCAACGGCAGAATAAATATTTCTTTCGGTACCATTGCAAGTCGCATCGGTACCATATAGATTGAATTCCATCGAAGCAGGCCACCCATAGGAGAGCGGAAATGAATCTACGAAAGAGCATCAAGAAGTGTTTGCTAGATAAGGAAATGAGCCAGAAGGACCTGGCCATCAAACTGGGTATGAGCGAAACCAGCATGAGCCAGCTCGCCGCGCAAACATCGTGCACCGGGGCCACGCTTCAGAAGCTGGCCGAAGCCTTCGATATGAAGGTCAGCGAGTTCATTGCGATCGGGGAGGACTGAATATGTCGGTAGGCCCGGTTAAGCGGTTCAACGCCGTAAACAGAACAGATGGGAAATGCGGCTATTGCGGCGCTGATCTTGATGAGCGAAATCTAACGATCGACCACAAGATTCCGAAATGCCATGGCGGCGACCATGCCCAAGAAAACCTTTTGGCTTGCTGTCGCTGGTGCAATACCAGCAAAGGGCGAAGCCACATTGAAGACTTCAGGCTCCGCATGTCTGCAAGGGCTCTGCCGGTGAAGTTCAACGCAGAACAATTGGCCTATCTGGCATCAATCGGCGTTGCGCCAGCGGTTGGTTTTGACCCGAATCACCAGTTCTATTTTGAAAGGATGGCAATCAATGAACCGTCGATTTAAAGGAATCTGGATTCCTGCGGCGATCTGGCTTTCTACGGATCTGCGCGTTGGCGAGAAGATCATGCTGGTGGAAATTGAAAGCCTCGAGGATGAAAAGCGTGGCTGCTATGCCAGCAATGCGCACTTTTCTGAATTCTTTGGATTGTCTATTTCGCGGGTCAGTGAAGTGATCAGCCAGCTGGAGCAGAAAGGCTTCATCACCATCGAACAAAAGCGTGATGGCCTGCGGGTTGTAGAGCGACAAATCAGGCTGACGAAATCGTTTGACGATATGCAGACTTCTTCGGAAAAGGCGATGAACCCCTTCGGAAAAGGCGATGAACCCCCTTCGGAAAAGGCGAAGGGAAGTAATACAAAGATCTTGAGTAATACAGATAAAGAAAAGCTCTCTTGTGATCAGCAAGCTGAACACATCCCATACGAGGATATTTTTAATACCTTTGAGCGAGTGTTACCGAACAAGCCAAAGGTGAAAGTCCGCGATGACGCAAGGCGAAAATTGATCCGCTCACTGTGGCGCAGCAACCCTAAATTCCAGACCGTTGATTTCTGGGAGCGTTACTACGCTGTAGTGAAGTCCAGCAAGTTCCTGATGGATTCGAAATCGCTGGCGTTCGACTGGCTGCACAAGCCGGCCAACTTCAAAAAGGTTGCTGAGGGGAATTATTCAGAATGAACATCAAGGAACCATACAGCCAGGAAGCTGAACAAGCCGTCTTGGGGGCGATGCTGATCAAGCCGGAGCTGATCGACATTTTGTCGGCTGATTTGAAGGAGTCTGATTTTTTCTTTGGTGATAACCGGGCAGTGTTCAAGGGGATCATGCAGCTGCGTGCGGCGAACATGCCGGTGGACTTCCTGACCGCCGGGGAAAAGATCGGCTTGCTGGATGATGGGACGCCGGCCTTTGCCTACACCGCCGAACTGCACAAGAACACGCCCAGCGCTGCAAATGCCAAGTCGTACGCCCAAACCGTGATCGCCCGCAGCATTGACCGCTCGCTGGTGACGGCCTGCTTCAACATCAACGAGATCGCGATTGGCGAGGGGAGCGCCGAGGACAAGATTGCCCAGGCCGTGGCCGAAATCGGCTCGATTAACACCGGTTCGGGCGAGGTTGAAACCGTCAAGGCTGGCGACGTGTTGCGCCTGCATTTGGAAGAGCTGGAGCGCCGCGAATCACTGGGGGGCGCGATTGATGGGCTGAGTACCGGCATCGACTCGCTGGACAAGAAGATCAAAGGGCTGAAGAAGGCTGGCCTGTACATCGTCGCAGGGCGGCCGAAGATGGGCAAAACCACCTTTGCCATGAACATCGGCGACCACAACGCCGTACGCTGTGACAAGCAGGTCCTGGCCTTCAGCCTGGAAATGACTCACAAGCAGCTGATTGACAAGGCGCTGGCCTCGTTGGGCGGCATCCCGCTGAACGCGCTGCAGGATGGATCGGCGCTCAAGACCCATTCCAAGGAACTGCTCGACACCGGCGCACTGCTAGACGCATCAGGTTTGACGCTGTACGACCGCAAAGGGGCAACGATCAATCGCATCAGGTCGGTTTCAAGGCGTCACAAGATGCGCCACGGGCTCGATCTGATCATTGTCGACCATATCGGCCTGGTGGACGTCGACGACACCCGGGCGAGCGCCGTACAACGCATCAGCGAGATCACCCGGCAGCTGAAGTTGCTGGCCAAAGAACTGGACGTGCCGATCATTGCCCTGTCGCAACTCAACCGCGAACTGGAGAAACGCCCGAACAAGCGCCCTATCCCGTCGGACCTGCGCGACTCGGGATCGATCGAGCAAGACGCCGACATGATCATTTTTGTCTACCGCGATGAGGTCTACGAGCCGAACACCGAATATCGCGGCATCGCCGAGATCATCATCGGTGTCGCCCGGGATGTTGAGCCCTGCACGCAGAAGGTCCGCTACCAGGGCAAGTACAGCCTGTTCAGCGACATGCGGGCGGATTACGAAGAGCCGGCGCCGCGCGAGAAGCGCAGCTATGCCACGACCTCCCTACTGGACTGACCATGCGCCAATCAACCTTCAAGTCAGCGGCGCAGCTCGCCGCTGAATACATTGACCGCCAGATCGCGCAGGCCAAAGACCCGGCGACCAAGGCGAAATTCGAAGAACTGAAAACCAAAACCGAGGGTAAAAGACCATGAGCAACGCAATCGAAACGACCAGAAGCACATTTGCCCAGCGAATGCATGATATGAGCCATCACGCTAGCGGTTGTGGCCGATCAACAGTTGAGCATCTACGGGTGTTAGAGGATTCTTTTGAGAATCATATCGAGGCCCTACGCCATGAGCTGACCTACCAGACCAATCGCGCAGCCGGCGCCATCGAAGAGCGCGACGCGATCCAAGGCCGCTTGCACGCCATCGATCACGCCTACAGCGAATCGCAGAAAGCGCTGGGCATTGCCGGTGACGAGATCCGCCGCCTACAGACGCTCATACAGCTGCATCGGCACGATAGAGATACATCGGCTCAAGATTCGGCAGAAAACGTCGCCAGCGCGAATACAGACGGCAATGCGCTGATGATTATCCTCGGGGCGCTGGTGGATTCGCAGCGGATCGTCACCGATTGGCTGGTGCCGGACGGAATCAGGGCGAAAAAGGCCATGTCGAAGCTGGTGGCGGTGCTGGATAACGAGCGACTGGTGTTGGCTATGCGAAGCTTTGAGGGTGTAGCACATCCGACTTCCGCAACGGAGACTGCGGGATGCAGCCACCGATACGTTTACTTTCCGTTCGGCTCGCTCGCATGCATTGACTGCCGGAAGCCAGCATGACCAAGCGCACTTGGACGATTACCGTTACCGGCTACCGTCCGTTCCAGATGGTGCTGCTCGACGGGGCGCTAAACTACGAGCAAGCGCTACGCGAAGCCAGACTGATCTGGCCTGCCTGCAACGTGAGGTAACTGGTGCCAAAAGCGAACTGGAAACGATGGGTCGACCGCCTGTTCTGGTTCGCCTTTGGCGCCGCCCTGAGCAACTACGCCACCATCCTGTTTTTTATGGTGATGAAATGACCAAGACCGAGGGAAGACCAATGAGCGACAAAATGCGGAAAGAGTTTGAGGTGTGGATTATATCTAACTGGCCAAACCAGTCGCTGGCCCGGTTCAATGCGCTTCATGGGGAGGCCGATGGTGAATACCAGGGCTTCACCGTCCAGCATTGCTGGGACGCATGGAAAGCATCCCGCGAATCGCTGGTGATTGAGCTGTCAGAACACTTTGAATTCGATAATCCAGGCGAAGCAGTAGATGTGCTAAAAGCATGCCGTGAAGCCATCGAAGCCGCCGGCCCGAAGGTGAAGCCATGAGCGATTACAGCGAACTGAGGCGGCTGGCTGAGGCTGCAAGGGATAATTGCCCTATCTGGTATGCAGCTGATTGCTTTTCGTTGCGCCATATGGATCTTGGCGATAGTGGATTTGTTGCCGAAGCAAATCCACGGGTGGTACTTGCGCTGATCGATGAAGTCGAATCGCTGCGAAAAATTACCGCTGAGCTCCGCCGGTGGGCGATGTGCGAAAACCTACATCACGAAAAGGATGATCAGCATAGGCATGACCAGCCATGTAAGGTGCTGGCGCGCATTGACGCCGCCATGAGCAAGGAGCCAAAGCCATGATCCACTTCATCGCCCGCGCCATGGGCTATTGGCTGCTGGTCTCGGCGGTGATGTTTACCGTCTGGTTTTTCGCGGTGACGACGTAAGGGAATGCGCATGAGCGAAGTGTTTATCTGCATGCCCGGCAAGCCGGTTCCTAAGGGGAGGCCGAGAGCAGCACGAATTGGGGGCTTCATTCACATGTACACGCCCAAGACCACGCAGGTATTTGAGACAGCCTGTGCGGCCGAGGCGATGGCATCGATGCAGGGGCGCGAGCCCATGAGCGGGCCGATCAAGATCCGCATGGAAATCTTCGTGCCAATCCCGGCGAGTTACCGAAAGGCCGACAAGGAGGACTGTCGATCCGGTCGAAAGCTGCCAACAGCCACAGCCGATATCGACAACATCGCCAAATCGGTGATGGATGCGTTCAACGGCGTGGTCTGGCTGGATGACAGTCAAGTCGTGGATGCTCACCTGACCAAACGTTTCGCCGATGAGCCCTGTATCACCGCAACCGTCACACAGCTTGATTTGCAATCTTGACCAGCTGTACCATCGACCCCGCAGGCGGTGTACTGGTCTGCGCTGGGTCCTCGGCCCTTGAGCCTGCCGGCCTCGCCCCACGCACGGGGCTTCGAATTCAGAGGAAGTGAAACAGCAGACCGCTGCGGATCAGGCCTCAACACTCCGCCCTCGTGGCGCCGGATCAGGGTAACCGGCACTTACAACCAACGCCAGCGACGTGGCGAACAGCTGCCACCAGCCCGCATCACGCGGAAACCATCAGCGACAATGCCAGCACAGGCCCTGAAATCCTGTTAGCTTCTGGTGGCAAGGATTGGGGGTTCCCAGTCGAACGTTCGGTGTTATCAACCGACGGCGCGGGATGCGTCGAGAAATCTGTCCTGACTCAGGCCGATAAGCCTCTCGCAGAAGCTCAAATCTTCGGTGCAACACAAAAGCCCGGCTCTAAACCAGCTGGGCTTTTTCATGCCCGAAACACTTGCTCAAAGCCCGGTGCTATGATTGCGCCATGACAAAACATCTTGGAGCTGGCGCCGATGAGTGCTGAAGTAATCGCAGGTACGGCAGCAGGCGTCGCCGCAGCCGGAGCGGCCTTGGTCTTCGACCAGAGCCTGGCCATGGCTTCAACGGGTGGGTGCTTCTTTTTTTTAGCTGTATCGATCACCATTCCCCTGCAAACCCGCCTGTTCTTCAGCGTCGGCTCCTTCATCCTCGGCTACATCGTCGGCCTGATGTTCATGGCCTACGGTGGCCTGAGCGGCATCGCGGCAGGACTGGCGTTCGTGGCCTCGGCGCTGGGTTCCTCACTGTTCGGCAGCCTGCACAACTGGGCCAATGGTGGCCCTACTCCTCGATGGGTCATGTTTATAGTGAGGTTCCTCCCTTTCAGCATGAAGAAGAGTGACCCCCATGACTGAATACACCTGGATCGCTCCAGTACTCTTGTCCATTCGCGGCTGTAGCCACTTCCTGATCTTCCTGCGCGTGGCCACCTACACCACCGACGGCGCTTCCAGGCATCGGAAGATCGTCGGAATCTGTGCCGCCGCATTCGCCGGTGCCAATCTGGCCGAGTCGATCAGAATTGCCAGTAATTTTTATGCATACCTCGGTAACGTCGAGCCTTACCTACCAGTTATAATGATTTTCGTGCTGGTGTTCGTCACGTGGTCAGGCGGCAACCTCGCGAAATTTCTCCCACGCAAGATCCTTGAGAGACTCCCTTGATGCGAAAACAGATCAGTTCCACCAAGAAGCCCGGTAACGGCATGTACGCCGGCGGCACCGACAAGCCCGCCAAGATCACTCGCCCCGCCGCACCCGCGCCAAGCAAAAAGAAACCCGCATGATTGCCCTGCTGATCCACTTCCTCGGCAGCCTGCTGATTGATTCGGCCGTTCCGCCATACGTGGTATCAGCAGACGCCTACTTCCTCGCCTGGTGGTACGCCGCCTTCGCCGCCGTCGATTTGATCGCCCTATGCCTGGCTACCCCAAGGCTGCGCATCATCCTCGCCCTGTCGTTCGCCTGGAGCGCCGCGCTGTCCATCGAGAGCCTGATGCTGAAAGACATCCTGCAACGCCGCGACTGGAGCATGCAGGTGCTGATCGATAGCACGCTGTTCGTGTACCTGATCCTGTTACTCTTCAGGCTCAAAGCCAAAACCAAAACCGAGAGACAACGACCATGAGTGATGACCAGATCGAACAAGAGATCCAAGCCAAAGGCCTGACCGCGCCGCGTGTTACCCCGGACGACCTGCAAAAGAATATTGCCAGCGAACATTATTTCACTGCCGGCGAAGGCGTGATTGGCGCATTTGCTGCTGACGAGCTTCGCAAGAATGCCGGCGATGCGACCGTCCAAGCTGGAGCTGCTCACCCAGACCTGCTGAAGCCAAGCCTTAACCTGCTGACCTTCTGTGTTCTGGTCTTGCGTAATGGATTCACCGTCACTGGTGAATCAGCCTGCGCCAGCCCTGAGAACTTCGATCCGGAGATTGGCCGCAAGATCGCCCGTCAGAACGCCGAGCAGAAGATCTGGCCACTCATGGGCTACGCCCTAAAGCAGAAGCTTTCCGAATAATCAGCAGAAAACACCAATTAATCCCGGCCAAGCGCCGGGATTTTTGTCTCTGCACGGCGCAAAGCGCTATTATCTTGCTCAATTCCCACCAAAGCCGAGATAAACAATGATCAGAACATTCAAGGAAAAGGCGCCGACCGTGCAGGCCGTCGAGTTCACCAACGTGCTGGCGCAAAGCCCTGAGGTGGCCAACTTGATTGGCGCCACTTCTCTGTCGGTCGATGTGACCAACAAGCGCACCGTGTTCATCATCGAACTGAACAAGGATGACGCGCTGGTCTCGCATACCGTGGCTGAAGGCCAGATCGTCGGCCTGATCAACGACCAGGTGGTGGTGATGGATGCCACTGAGTTCTACGCCAAGTACGAGGCGATCTAATGGCAGGCGGGCGACCAACCAAGTACAGCAAGGCGCACATCAAGGTAGTGAAGGCCCTGGCTAAGCTCGGGGCAACCGACCCTGAGGTGGCGCAGGCGCTTGGTGTCGCCCTTTCAACCGTGAATCTGTGGAAGGTGCAACACCCAGAGTTTTCGGAAGCTATGAAGGTTTCCAAGGACATAGCGAATGAACGCGTGGTTGAATCGCTGTGGAAAAGGGCCAATGGATACAGCGCGATCGAGACCGATATCCGGGTGATTGACGGCAAGGTGGTGCAGACCGAAGTGGTCCGGCACTACCCGCCCGACCCAACCTGCATGATCTTCTTCCTGAAGAACCGCGACAAAGCCAACTGGCGCGACAAACACGAGTTTGAACACTCCGGCGGCATTTCCGTGGTCAAGATCGACGGCACCGATGAGGCCCTTTGATGAAGCTCACGCTCAAGCAGGTTGAGGCGCAGGTGGTGCTGGCCGGAATGGCCATGTACCTGATGCTGTTTGGGGGCTCGCGATCGGGCAAGACCTTCCTGCTGGTGCGCAACATCATCATGCGGGCGCTGAAGTCGCCCAAGAGCCGGCACATCATCGTGCGCCTGCGCTTCAACAGCGTGAAGAACTCGATTGTCCTCGACACCTTCCCCAAGGTCATGGACCTGTGTTTCCCCGGGGTGGCTTACAACATCAGCAAATCCGACTGGTACGCCAAGTTTCCCAACGGGTCGGAGATCTGGTTTGCCGGCATCGATGACAAGGACCGCACCGAAAAGATCCTGGGCATGGAGTTCGTCACGGTGTACTTCAACGAGTCGAGCCAGATCCCGTGGGGGTCGGTGGGTATCGTGATCACCCGTCTGGCGCAGAAGTGCATGCAGATCGTCGACGGCGTGGAAAGTCCGATGAAGCCGCGCGCCTACTTCGACTGCAACCCGCCGAACAAAGCGCATTGGTCCTATCGCCTGTTCATCGAGAAGCGCGACCCGGACACCAAGCTGACCGTGGCCAACCCGTCGAACTACCAGGCCTTCCAGATAAACCCGGACGCCAACGCCGAGAACCTCACGCCCGAGTACATCGACAGCCTCAAGTCGCTGAGCGTGCGCTTGCAGAAGCGCTTCCTGAAGGGCGAGTTCACCGACGCCAACCCCAGCCAGCTGTTCAACGAAGAGAACATCGAGACCAACCGCGTATTGGACGGCAGCAACCTGCCCGACATGGTGCGCGTGGTGGTGGCGGTCGACCCCTCGGGCGCGGATGACGAGGCCGGCGCGGATAACGATGCGATCGGCATCATCGTCGCGGGGTTGGGCACCGACGGCAACGCCTACCTGCTGGAAGACTGCACCGTCAAGGCAGGCCCTGCGACCTGGGGCAACGTGGCCACCTCGGCCTTCGACCGGCATGAAGCGGACACCGTAGTCGGGGAAGGCAACTATGGCGGGGCGATGGTCAAGCACGTGATCATGACCGCCCGCCCACGCACTCCTTACAAGCAGGTCACCGCCAGCCGGGGCAAGCACGTGCGCGCTGAGCCGTTCTCCGCGCTGTACGAGCAGGGCAAGGTTCGCCACGTCGGCCACTTCCGTGAGCTGGAAGACGAACTGGTTGCCTTCACCACCTTCGGCTACGTCGGTGAATCATCGCCGAACCGCGCCGATGCCTTGATCTGGGCGCTGGCCGAGCTGTTCCCCGGCATGGTCCGGGCCAAGAAAGAACCAATCAAACAATCGAAGCCGCGCCCCCGCGTTGGCAGTCAAGGCTGGATGGGGTAAGACATGAGCGATACCGAAGACGACAAGCTGATCATTGAGGCCCATGCCCGGTTTGAGCGCTGCGAAGAGTTCGAGGGCGATTTCCGCAAGCTGTTCACCGATGACTTGAAGTTCGTCAGTGCCGACAGCGACAACGGCTTTCAGTGGCCGGACGCGATGCGCAACCAGCGCCAGAGCGACATGAAGCCCTGCCTGACCATCAACAAGACCCGCCAGCACGCGCTGATGGTGATCAACGAGGCCAAGGAGAACCGCCCGAGCGTCAAGGTCAACGCGGTGGGCGGTGACGCCTCCTACGAGAGCGCCCAGGTCTACGAAGGGGTGATCCGCCACATCGAGTACCAGTCCAACGCCACCGACGCCTACGACACCGCGCTGGACTTCCAGGTGAAGACCGGCATCGGCTACTGGCGGGTGGTCACCGAGTACGCCGGCGACGACTCGTTCGATCAGGAGCTGTACATCCGCCGTATCCGCAACCCGCTGAGCGTGTACCTCGACCCGGCGATCAAGGAGCTGGACGGCAGCGACGCCAAATTCGGCTTCATCTTCGATGACATGGCCCGCGACGACTTCAACCGCAAGTACCCGACGTTCAAGGATACGGTGGCCACCGGCACGTTCGGTACCGACAGCAGCTGGACCACCAAGGACATGATCCGGGTGGCCGAGTATTACTACGTCGACTACGAGAAGGACACCCTGATTGCCCTACCACTGCCGGACCCGCAACCGGATGGATCGATGGGCGAACGCATCGAAATGATCACCCTGTCGGCGCTGCGCCAGTCGATGCCGGACCTGGCCAAGGTGGTGATGAAGGACAAGACCATCAAGACCCGGGTCATCCAGAAGCCGAAGGTGCTGTGGTGCCTGATCGGCGGCGACCAGATCATTGATCGCAGCGAGTGGGTGGGCTCGACCGTGCCCATCGTGCGCGTGGTCGGCGAGGAATGCATGATCGACGGCAAGCTGGACCGCAAGGGCCATGTGCGCAACCTCAAGGACCCGCAGCGCATCTACAACTACTGGTCGTCCTCGGCGGTGGAACACGTCGCCTTGCAGACCAAGACCCCGTACATCGGCAGCGCGCGAGCCATCGAGGGCTACGAGAACCAGTGGGAGAACGCCAACACCTCGAACGACTCGATGCTGATCTACAACGACGTCGACGACCAGGGGAACCCGCTGCAGATGCCACAGCGCGCCGAGGCCCCAGTGATGAGCCAGGCCTACCTGCAAGGGATGCAGGTCGCCGCCGAAGAAATGAAGATGGTCAGCGGGCAGAACGATGCGCTGATGGGTGCGCCATCCAACGAGATCAGCGGCATCGCCATCGGCAAGCGCTCCAAGCAGGGCGTGCAGTCGACCATGCAGTACCGCGACAACCAGGCCAAGGCGATTCGCTACACCGGCAAGATCCTCATCGAGGCCATCCCCCGCGTCTACGACACGCCACGCACGATCCGCATCCTCGCCGAGGACGGCAGTGATGACAGCGTGCAGATCGATCCCAACCAGCAGCAGCCGATGACCGAGACACCGAAGCAGGACGGCACCGACGGCGTCAACCGCGCCTTCAACCCGGCCATGGGCAAATACGAGGTGATCGCCGACACCGGGCCGAACTACTCGAGCAAGCGTGAAGAGGCCTTCGAAGCGATGACCGCTATTGCCGTAGCCGACCCGACCTTTCTCGGCAAGGCGGGCGACCTGTACTTCAAGGCCGGCGACTTCGCCATGGCCGACGAACTGTCGGAGCGCTACAAGAACTCGATCCCGGCCGAGATCCGTGGTGAAGGCCCTCCACCCGAGCAGCAAGCCCTGCAACAGCAGCTCGACATGGCCGGGCAGCAGGTCCAGCAACTGCAATCGCAACTGGCTGCCGCCATGCAGGCCGCCGCCGACAACGACAAGAAGGCCGCCGACAAGTCCAAGGACACCGAGATCAACGCGTTCAAGGCCACCACCGACCGGCTCAAGGTGTTCGTCGACAAGATGAGCCCCGAGCAGGCCGCGATCCTCGCCGCGCAATCTATGGGCCAATCCTTGGCCGACCCGCTGCCGATCGATGCGCCGCAACAACCCGACTTCATGCAACAACCCACGGGCATTCCGCCCCTTCAGTAAGGAGCAACACCATGGCTAAGTTTCTCGGCGTCGCAACAGATGAGCCGCAACTCACCTCGGTCACCATGAAGGGCTCCGGCTCGACCAAGGTGATCGCCCAAGGTGACGTGTCGATCACTATCACCCCAGCCTCAGTCGCGGCCGCCACCTGTGTGGAACAGACCTTTCCGGCGCCTGGCCTGCTGGTCGGCGATGCGATCTCGGTCAGTCCACCCAGCATCCTCGCCGGGGTCGCGCCGGTTTGCGTGCGGGTCAGCGCAAACGGCACGGTAGCCATCGCCTTCATGAACGCCACCGCTGGCGCATTGGTGCCACCAGCCGGGGCATATCAGCTACAGTTCACCCGTTCTTAGCGCCAAAGTGACAAATTCTGCCGCGTAGTCCAGAATTACCGGCAGAAACCGACTTCGGGCGGCACCCGATGCTGATTACTTGGAATCCAAGGCCATGAGTGAAGAGAGCGTAATCGAGGCGAGTCCAGCCACGCAGGAAGCGGAATCGACGCAGCCGGACGTTATTGAAGGGCTGGACCCGTCCACCAGCGAAACCGGTGAAGGCACCGAAGCAACAGCGCAAGGCGAGCAAGAGGAAGGGAAGGACCCTAACGCCTGGGCACTGAAGCGCATCGGCGCATTGACCGCGAAGTCCCACGAAGCAGAACGGAAAGCCACGGCCGCCCAAGGGGAAGCCGAGCGTTACCGCCTGCTGGTAGAGCAGATGCAGCGCGGTGAAACACCGGACGTCACGCCACCCGGCCAAGCGCCGAACATTGACGAACTGGTGACCCAGCGCGCTGCCGAGATCGCGCAACAACAGCAGATGGCCGAGCGGGGTCAGTCGGTGTCGAAAGTCGGCGCCGAGGCTTACCCAGACTTCATGAGCGCCGTAACCACCCTGGATGCATTGGGGATTTCCGGCGAACAGGTGCAGTCGCTGCTGGGCATGGATGACGCGCACAAGGTGATTTACAGCCTTGGCAAGAACCCTGAGGAAGCGTTGCGCATTCTCGCTCTACCACCGTTACAGCAAGGCCGGGAACTGGAACGCATGGCCCTCAAGGCCGGCCAACCAATCCCAAGGGCTGTGTCAAAGGCTCCCGCTCCGATCACCCCGGTCGATGGCTCTACTACGGTAGAGAAAGACCCGTCCAAGATGTCGATGGATGAATGGGTGAAGTGGCGGGAAAAGAACTCGAAAACTCGCTTCTAAGGACTCATTACCATGGCTAACACCTTTCTGACGGCATCCATGATCACTCGCGAAGCACTGCGATTGTTCAAAAACACCAACCTGTTCCTGCGTAACGTCGATACCCAGTACGACGATCAGTTCGCCCGTGAAGGCGCCAAGATCGGTGACACCCTGCGCATTCGTCTGCCGAACGACTACACCGTCCGCTCCGGGCGCGTGGCCGTGCCGCAGGACACCACTGAGCGCCAAGTGCCGCTGACCGTGTCCAGCCAGAAGGGTGTCGACCTGGGCTTCAACTCGGCTGAGTTGGCGCTGTCCATGGACGACTTCAGCAACCGCTACATCCTGCCGGCGGTGAACGCCCTGGCCGGCGGTGTGGCCGTCGACCTGATGTCGGCCACCGAAGCTTTCCCGAACCTGACGTTCAAGGGCCGCAACACTGCTGACAGTTCCGGCACCATCGTGACCCCGGATTCGGCCGCGTGGCTGGATGCGGGCGCCATGCTCGACATGACCAGCACCCCGCGCGTCAACTCCAAGGGCATGCGCAAGGCGATCCTCGATCCGCGCACCCAGGCCCGCACCGTCGACTCGATGTCTGGCCTGTTCAACAACGCGCAGAAGATCGGCGACCAGTTCAAATCCGGCGAAATGGGCGTCAACACCCTGGGTCTGGATTGGGGCATGGACCAGACCGTGCTGAAGCACACCAACGGCAGCTATACCGCTGGCGCGGTCAACGGTGCCAGCCAGACCGGCTCCAACCTGACCGTGACCGGCATCACCGGTACGTTCAAGAAAGGCGACGTCATCGTCATTGCGGGCGTGTTCGGCGTAAACCCGGTAACCAAGCAGTCCACTGGCGAGCTGCGTCAATTCGCCGTGACGGCTGATGTGGCCGCTGCCGCGACGGTGATTCCGATCTACCCAGCCATTACCCCGGGTAACGTGGCTTACGGCACCGTGACCGCTTCCCCAGCGTCTGGCGCACTGATCACCCTGGTCGGTGGCGCAGGCGTGACCTTCCGCAAGAACTTCGTCATGGACCCGATGGCCATCACCCTGGCCACCGCTGACCTGCCGCTGCCGAAGAACATGGACATGGCCGGTCGCGAAACCTACGACGGTATCTCGATGCGCTTCCTGCGTGGCTTCGACATCACCAACGACGTGTTCATCAGCCGCCTGGATATCCTCTACGGCTACTGCGCGCCGCGTCCGGAGTTCGGCACGGCTGTGGCCGACATCTTGTAACCTTCGGGTTGCCAATCGAGGCATCACAAAGGGGCCATCGCGGCCCCTTTTCTCTATCTGAGGACTGACCAATGAATCACCCTAAATGGAAATATCACGCCACCCTGCCAGCCGTGATCGTCGATGACGCTGAAGCCGAGCAAGACCTGGGTCTGGGCTGGCACGACACCCCCGCCGAAGCACAAGCCGCTGCCTCGGCAATCGATGCTGAAGATGCCGCCGAGCAGGCCGAGATCTATCGCAAGGAGTTGCTGGCCAAGGCCGCCAAGCTGGGCCTCAAGCTCCATCCCATGACCGGCGTGGAGAAGATTCAGGCCGCCATTGACGCCCAAGAAGCCGAGTAACCCACTGGAGCAAGACCCATGACGACGCCGGTCGAACTGATCAATCTGGCACTGAAACAAGTGGGCGTGCTGGGGGTCGGCCAGACCGCCACCTCTGAGGACATCGCCGACGCCTTCAAGATGCTCAACATGCTGCTGGCCCAGTGGTCGGTGAAGCGTAACGTGGTGCACCAGATCCTGGACGTCAGCTTCCCGTGTGACGGGCGCCAGACCTACACCGTGGGCGCTGGCGGCGACTTCAACGTGTTCCGCCCGTCGCGCCTACAAGGGGCCTACTGCCGACAGCTGGCCACCACCCCCATCGATTACCCGCTGGAAGTCCTCAAGTCGCAAACCGACTATGGACAGATCAGCACCAAGACCATGGGCTCGATGCCCAGCGCGGTCTACTACGACCCTCAGTACCCGCTGGGGGTTTTGCACGTCTGGCCGGTGGCGATTAATGGCTATGAACTGCACTTGCAGATCCTCGCCCCGCTGAATCAGTTCGTCACCGCCTACGACGACATCAACCTGCCGGCCGAGTACGAAGAGGCGTTGATGTACAACCTCGCCGGACGCCTCTACCCGATGTACGGCCTGCCGCCGGATCAGGTGGTAATCAAGCTCGCTGCCGCCAGTCTGGCCACCGTACGCATGGCCAACACCCAGACCGGCAAGCTGTCGATGCCCAACGGCCTGGTGCGTGGCGGCACCTACAACTTCTACTCGGACCGCTGATTATGAGAGCCCCCCTGCTTGTCGGCGCCTACCAGACGCGCAGCCTGATCGCCTCGGCGCAACGCTGCGTGAACCTCTATCTCGAGAAGAACCCCGAATCGGAAGACTTCCCGACCACCCACTACCCGACGCCGGGCCTGCTGCTGCTCAGCGACACCACCCACCAGGGCTGGCGCTGCCTGTATGCGTCCTCGGATGAGCGGCTCTTCGGCGTGGTGAACAAGGCGGTGGTGGAGATCAACGCCGACTTCACCTTGACCGAGCTGGGCGTCATCGCTTCCACCGGCACCCCGGTGCACATGCTGGACAACGGCACCACCCTGGTCATCGTCGACGGCA